TCATACTTATTTGCAGGGATCAGGTCAACAATTTCTCTGGCCACATCTGTTAATGCATCGGTAATAAATTGAGTATCGCCTATACTACCAATCAGGTCTTCAACTCTTGTTTGATATGTTGCCATCTTAATCCTTCAAAAATAAATCTTTTGGGGGCTACTTATGGTGAGCCCCCATAAACCGTTGTCTTTAACTAGGATCTGCTCCTATTCCACCGAAATCACCTGAAGGCATACCCGCATTTGAGTTCTTAACAGTTAGCACAACAGTACATCTTCCAGCTGCATCAGTTAACTCGGTTGCATCAGTTTTTAATGCTATTCTTGCATAGGGAGCATAAACATCTGTTGCATCAACAATCTTACTATATGAAGTTGTTGTATTAGCAGTAACATTAATGTCTATAGTAGCCGCATCTACCCATAAAGGGGTAGCAGAGCTGTCTCCCATTACATCTCCAGTAGTTGCATCACCAGTAGAAACCTGCAATATAGCATCAATTGTAGCACCCGCACCTGCAGCAGTTGTCATGTCTACAGTTAGAGGAAACTTTTTGTTTTCCCAATCATAGAACTCAGATGGAATTACCGAACTTACAGTAACAACTTCTGCTGAAGCACTCTCGTTATCATCGATTACGAGGTCTGTTTCAGTAAGAATAAGATAATCACCTGCACTTGTTTTAGTCCACGCCATAATACACCTCCTACGCGAACTTCAGGATAGCATGGGTCTCAGGGATGCTGATTTCAAGGCCAGCTTCCGTTAGCACCATATCTTTCCGTCCATCCACATTATTGTCCTGTACGTTAGTGATAATATGCGTGTCACGATTAACACCATTAGCAGAAAGTGGACGATAAGCCACATTCTTCAGATCAACTGCCACAGCATAATCTTCCCAGGGTCCACGTAGAAGTGGGTCGGCCACAAAGTGTAGATTACCGAAAATAGTATTAACTACTGTTACGGTATGACCAAACTTCCCAGGAATATTATCCACATTCAGACGATACTGACTGCTTCCAACGGTATTATTTAAGAAACTCCCATCGCCCATCTTATTCATAAAACTGATAAGTTTACGAGAAGACAGAACCAGTTTGTTTCCACTATTACCACTTTCAGGTGCGAAGAAATCTTCCATTGCATCTAAAAATGCATCATATCCAGAAGCAGCATATGTGAAATTATAAATTTTCCCATAGCTTTCTGTATATGGAAGGATTCCCCATGTGTATCTGAGAGGAGCACTGGAAGATTGTTCGTTACTTGAACTACCAACGCCAAACAGCATTGCCTGCTCAAGATCCATTTTATGCTCCAGTAACTTCTCAGTCCAAACTCGTCTAAACTCACTTGCCTTACCACGATAACGGGTTGCCAGTGCTGTACCACTGTAGAGAGGAATGGCAGTTTTAAATATCTGCACATATCCTTCACGGTCATACAACTTATCAGCAAACCCTTCGGGGTCAGTTGAAGCCTCAGCCCATGCACTACCAATTACCTGCCCTTTATTGTCAGCAGCAAAAGAATCAGCTGCAGCAATATCCTGTAATGGGGTTAAAGATTCAGAAGTAATCACAGTACATAAATCATTTGCATGTTCTAAATGAGATACGTATTTGCCGTTATTATCTTCATCAGTATAATCAGTTGTTACTGTAGAGACTGTTGCATCTGGATCTATTCTGAACTTTCTTACATCACCGTCATCATCAGCTATTGCTATGACCTGTCCAGGCAATATAAAGTAGCATGGATTATCAGCCGTTGTAATCCTGCCATACTTATCATAATGACATGATATGTATAAATCTGTACCAGCATCACAAGCTGTTCCTGATGTTTCTGCACCAGTATCCCATGCTGCACCTGGGACGGTAGTATCTACCTCAAAGTTTCGTCTTTGCCACTGATGCCTTTGTTCAAGAAACTTAAACACTGGATCGTCAGTAGGCTTTTTCGCAACTTTAGACAGGTAAACGTAAAAAGGCGATTGCTGAGGAGCGAGTTCAGGCATTCTTTCACCAAAATTGAACAGCCGTCGGGAATCGTTGATGTCTACCGAACTTGCGACATCATTTCCGACGGTGCCACTATATATATTAGCCATAATTAAAACTCCTTAACTTTACCAAGGATTTTGTTTTTCATAATCACCAATCATTGCATCCATTAACTGATCCTCAATAGGCCCTTGAGTTTTAGATTCAGCAGGAGCTACGCCTACTGGTCTGGGAATAGATAATTTCTCTTTCTGTCGCTGCATTTCTGCTGCCTTTTGAAGATTCTTTGTAGTCTCTTCAGCTGGCATTTGCTTTATCTTCCAGAGTGTCATCAAGTTGTCCAGATTATAGGAATCAGGTGAAAACATTTCCCGCATGAATTTATCAGCCTCATCGCTGGGAAGATTATATCCCTGCACAAGCTGGGTTTTTATATTGCCAAGAGATGCTTCCTGCTGTTGCTTTTGAGCTTCAGCCTGCATCTGTTGAACAATAGTTTCATGCTGTTTTTCCTGATACTCTATAACTGAATCCCGATAACTATCTAAACTTTCTCTAAACCTATAAGAAGCCGATTCGGGATCGGAGTATGCATCAATTGGGTCATAATTAGATGGCTTTGTCGGTCTTTCGGGTTTCTTCAGCGATTCTTCCTGAACTCTCTGTTGAGGTTGTCCAGTAGGTTGACCACTGGAGAGTGATTGCTCTACCGAGTCTAATATTTGCGGGTTAGTCTGAATATATCTGGCAATTGGTGCCAGTTGTTGTAATTCATCATAGCCCTGTTTCATGCTCTCAAGCTCGCTCTTATATTTATCAGCCTGACTTTGCCAATATTGAAACTGAGTATTGTCCTCTTTAGGAGTCCCTTCAGTTCCAATCTCTGTTGTCTCTTTTTCTCCAGGCGACTGAGACACAAACGCCGCATCTGAAACTGCATTCTTAAACAACTCGTCAAAGGGGTCACCCTGCTTATCTGGTTCACCTGCTGAAGGTGAGCCATCAAAAGCCTGATTGCCTTCTGGGTTTATTGGTTCTTTCTGCGTTGTTTCAGTATCCACAGGAGAGTCTTTGCTCTCAGGTGGATTTTCAAATTCAAATTGTGTTGCCATGATTCTATTCCTTGTCTTTTATTATGATCTCCCGCTTTCAGTAGGTGCGGGTTTAACCTTTTCAAAGGAAGATACAGAATCTTTTACTTTCTGTAACTCATCTTGAAGTCTTGCATCGTAAAGGGCAGAGGCTTTCTTTGCCTTTTCTTTAGGCTCAGCCAGTCCTGCCTTAAATTTTTCTACCTCCAGTCGTTTCTTAGCATGAACTTCCTCACGCTCAGAAGTCTGAAGGTCTCCTTTTAATTTTTTAATCAGAGCCTGTGCCTGTTCCAGTTCAGCTTGAAGCTGCTGAATCAGTGACATTCTCTGTAAAACACCTTCGGTATCTACTACCTCAGTTTTCTTCAATACTTCTACCTGGTCAATTATGCCACTTTTATACATTTCCAGATAGGTGTCAAATTGTGCCCATCTGTTTGACGGCAGGGTAGAAGCTGATACAACTACTATGTCATATTTGCCAGTAGTTACATCGTTTATCTTTCCAATTATTTCTTTTGAAAACTCATCATAAACAGCCTGATTGAATTGTGTTTCTCTTACACTGCCATCAGGTTGCACCAGTCGGACTATTTTTTCTTCAGTATAAAGCTGTTGCATTAAGGGAACCGCTATTTTCCCACATTGATTTAAGAAGGATTCCACATCTGCCTGTCGGGATTTAGCCCTACGCTGTCCGTATTCATCAATGGCTACCGTACCTCTGAATGTGCTGGGCATATTCTGGGTAGAACCCATCATTATATCGTGAATACCGAATCCATATTCCAAATCGTACTTGGCATCGGCTTCGTTTTTATACAGCTCATTTGGCAGCGGTACAGGACCCGCTACTACTGGAGTGCCCAGCTCTGCATCGTATTCCACTACTGCTGTACCTGCTCTTGCCCATTCTTCTTCTATCTCTTTTTTATTAACCGATCCTCTGGGTACTAACAGCTTAACATTGGTTGAAGTAGATGCATGAGCTATAATAAGTGAGCGTATCTTGTTAATATACTTCTGTATAGGCTTATAAATGCGTACATCAGAGAGTGGATAGGGATTTCTTAAATGAACATTAACCAGCGGTAGTATAGGATAGTCACTACATGGAAGGATGCGAGTATAAAGCAGGCTATCTCCAACTGATGCTACAATTTTAATTCTGTATTCCTGAATGACATTCATCATAATCATCTCAGAATCTATCAGGGCACCTTTATTAGTTGGCTCTAAGTATGTAGTTGAACCTGGAACTGCAAATTCACCCTGTTCAGGTCCAGGCATCGGTTGGGGTTGACCTGGAATCATCTGCCCTGTAGCAGGATCAATCTGAGGTGTCTGCACCATATGAAATACAGGCCCAAGAACATTAAGCATCTCGGAGAGTTCTGCCAGACCTGCTTCGTCAGTAACCACCTTTCTGGTCTCCTGTGTGGAGATAACTATTGCAGGTTCGTCTTTATAAGCTTTATAATCTTCCTCTTCAAATGTATTTTCATAACCCGAATCAGGCTCAAATACGTGATAAGTATTAACAGTAATACGAGAGTATCTATCTATAAATTCACGCTTTGTATGATACTGGTCGTCAATATCGCCAAGAAACAGCTCATCTTCCTGCGGTTCTAAATCTGTGCTGGGGTATCTATCCCCAATCTTTTCAGCTGCGTTCTTGATAATATCCATATAATCAGGAAATTCTCTTTCAGCCTGCTCATCAGTCATTAATCGGCATATAAGTATATTAGCTGCATCCTGGAAATAAGTATCTCTAGCATTAGGATCTACATAGACATCCAGTGGATAAATGCTTTTTAGTTTTACTTCACCTTTGCCCATATCATCATGGGGGTCTTGATACATAAGCATATATCCCAATCCACCCACATAGTAGTCGTCAATTACCCGTTTTAGCTCTTCATTCCCGTTTGATACTTCCCACACCCATTGAAACAGGTCAGAAAATATCTTAGCAGTTTTATTGTCAGAATCTTCCCTGCCAGTTGATCTGAACTGCGGTTTGTTAAAAGTTAAAAGAGCCTTAGCCGTCTCAATTATAGGATACATACGATTTATCACTATAGGATTCTGCCCACGTTTTTTTAATTCTTCTACCTGATCGTCTTCCCACTGCACTCCAACTCTAAACTGATGATCTTCTGTAAACTTTGTTGCCCATTCATCTCGATGTTTGTCATATTCTTCAAGTATTTCCTGAGATTTCTGGACAGCTTTTGGGATCTTCTTAGAAGAGTACCCTTTTTTAAACTTTAGAAAGTCGGTAGTTTTTGTGGTTATTTTATCCACAAGTGATTTCATAATACCATCCAATCGTATGAGTTCTTATCATAATATTTTCGTTTATAATTCTTTTTAGTATCAACAGAAGGGGGATAGGGTTTATAAGAGCCTTTCATAGCATAATACAGCCCATCAAGTAAATCGTCGTGTTTCCCTCTGGGATACAGTAGCAACTCATCGGTTAATGGTTGCATATCTCTACTGATAAACATTTTCTTTCTGTGAAAAAACGGTTGCAGAGACTCCAGTCTGAAAGACTTCGAGGCGCGGGGGTTATTCTTTATTTCCAGTCCAGGAACATAAATATTCAGTTCGTCGCATTTTCTTCTTAAATAGTCCCTGAGCATCTCCTGATAGCCAACAGTCTCTATTTTTGTCTTCTGAGGTCGGTATCGTAGAAAATAGTTAATAACACTCTCAGCTAAATCCACTGGTTTAACTCTTTTCCTGAAATAAGATAAAACGTAATAATTCCCATCGTAATCCACCGCTACTGGCACTATAGCTGAATAATCAGCTATCTGTTCGGTAGAAGATGCAGGATCAACACCCATAAAAGTAAATACAGGCAATTCTGCCTCAACTGGCGATGTTAGGTGCAATACGGGTTGTTTCTCATCGTCAAGTTCCAGTATCCCTTTATAATACTGAATATCGTCTGGCCTGAACAGCTGCTCTGCATCTCCAGTAATAGTACAGAGATATTCTCGATAGAACAGCGATACCCTGCCAATAGTTTCCAGGTCTTTCTTTTCTTCATGCAGTCTCTCAAGTGACCACACTTCTGGCCAGAGAGCTTCTTTCCCATCGCCGCTGATAGCTTTATAAGTTCGAGTTGTCCATCCCCCCATATCTTTAACTGTCTCTACAATGCATCTCTGATGCTGGGGTGTGCCTATTATCAGTATTCTGCCTTTCATTGAGTCTAAAGCTGGTAAAAGCTGTGTCATCAACCATTTTAAGTTCAATTCCATAGCTTCGGCAGTTTTCGTGTTATTTATATCTTCAGGATCGTCAACAACAACAACCGTAGGCCTCTGATCGCCATGTTTCAGTCCGATTACCTGCTGTCCTGTCCCTCTGGTAGTAATAAGCGTATTATCTTTAAGTACAATTTCCTGCCTTGTCCACGTTTTAGCCGAATGCTGTCCCCAGTAACCAAATAAAGCCTTAAAAGGAGCAGAATACTCCAGTACATTCTTTATCGTATCCAGCAGTCTGATTGAATGCCCTAACGTCTTAGACGCTAGCAAGATAACTTTGGGCCCCCCATCAAAAAGAAGATGATAAAGAGGAAAGACGCATGCCCCGATGGATGACTTGGCATGATGACGGGGGGCAACTATACAAATTTTTCTATTGTCTTTATCTTCAAGTAGTGAATATATCTCATGGTGAAACTGCGGTATGGAAGCGGTAAACATCCCTGGCATGGTGATTTTACCAAACAATGCCATATTCCCCCTCATTCTGGCAATTATTTTTTCTTTATTTGGAACTTTTTTCAATCTAAGCTATATTATAAGTGCAAAAGCGTTAGGACTTGTCTTGAGGTGGTGCTCGGTCATTTTCTTTCGCTTTTTGCTATTTAGCTACTTTTTAGCAGATTTCTTCTTTTTTTTCTTTAAGTTAAGTTTTCTTCGGCTGTCAGGTTTTTCTCCATGCCACGATTGACCAACTGAACCACTGTAAATTACTTTCAAGTCTTACTCCGACCTTATTATGTATTATCCTGTATTGCTAAAAATTCTACTTTTGCATAATTGCTTGCTCCAACTGCC